CTCGTGGCACCTGACAAGCCCATTTGAGCCTCTAAACTTTGCCGAGTATGAATACCGCATCAAAGAGCAGCCAGAGAGTATAAAAGTTGATGTTTGGAGAACGAAGGGAGGGGTCTTAGCTATCCAAGAAGGATCAAGCGCCGAGCGGAAGATGGAATTATTCTCTTCCGGAGGTGTGCTTGTGAAAACCGTAACCATAGAGGTATAGAGCATGACACCAACTCCAACAGAGCAAAAGATAATCACACTGGTGCAGAGCGGGGGTGATGATGTTGGAAGCATAGCGGGATATAGCGCCTTGAGAATGAAGGATTGATTATGGTTAGAGAAATGACTGAGACAGAGAAGAAGTTTTCAAATCGAACAATTTTCGAGGAACCGCAAGCCTCGGTTTATAAGCACTGGGGGAAAGAGGGAGAGCTACTTTATGTAGGGCTGGCTAAAGACCCCCTAAGCAGGAATGTTAGTCACTTAGCTGGGATTCGCCACAGGTACGAAATAGCCAACATTACCTTCGAGTGGTTCGACACAAGGGAAGAAGCGAGCGCGGCAGAATCAGAATCAATACTGAGAGAAAAGCCGAAATACAACAAGGTAACAAGGGATCAGCGCGAGATAACCGTCAGACTTTTAGGTAAAGAATTAGACAGGCTGGACGAATTAAGAGGTTCAAGGACTCGAAGCGCGTGGATAAGGAGGCTGATAAATGGAAGCGACTAACATAGAGCGGCGAGTGATGATATTTATCCAGACTTACCAGCGCGACAACCAGGGCGTTACCCCCACTCAAAAAGAAGTAAGGGATTTTCTAGGCTACAAATCCAATCGGCAAGCCTGCGAATTACTCTCTGACATGGAATCTAAGGGGCTTATAGAAAGAGCAACGCTGCGGCAGCCCATAATAATAAAAAAGGAAACTCCAATTCCAGTAGTTTGCTCCTAACGAGCGTAGTATTGGCAAGGTCAAGGGTTGTTAAAGTTCAAAGCCGCAATAATAAGCAAGAATCTAAGCCGGTTAGCCGGTAGAGATTAAGCCAATCCCACTAGGCCGAGCTTCAGCCCTTGGCAATTAAACTGTAAATGACAGCAGCAGAGAGACTCCGGAACTAAAGCTATCTGGTTATTGATACTCACTCATTCAGGCGCGGAAGCTAAGGCCAGCTCTTTTATCAGTCGAGCCGGTCATAACGCATGGCTCCCGTTGAACGATTTAGAACAAGCCGCCTTCCCTGGCTACCTGTTCGTTGAATTACAAGACACTACCGATATACGCAAGCTGAAAGGTTTGAAAGGCGTTCTAACGGTAGTTAAGCGGGGCGAAGATTACGCACTGGCCTCAGACTCACTCATTCACGATTTAAAACGCCGCCACTGGGACGGATCAGACGACTTTGCTATAGGCAAGAGGGTAGTGACTAATGACTTAATGGCTCCATACGCGGGCATTGAGGCGTCAATTCACGCCAGATATTCAGACCACTACATCTTGCACACTATAGAAAACGGAAAACTGATTACGATCAAGGCGGGAATAAGGGCGGTAGATGCCGTATGACATTCACAGTCAAGCACGACCTAGACAAGCTCAACAAGAAGCTCTATGGCTTTGAGAAGAACTTAGCTGCTAAGGCAGGGGGCCAAGCAATCAACCGCACTATGGCGACGGTAAGGTCAAGGGCGGTAAAGGCTATATCAGCCGAGACATCCGTTAAGCAGAAAGAACTACGGGCAAACATAAGCATTGCATCTAAGGCATCCAACAGGACTCTAAAGGCGACGTTAAGCGCTGTAGAGGCTAAGGCGAAGAACCTTATACACTTTGTAAGCCCAGCACAGCGTAACGCTAATACATTCAGACGCAGGGTATCTAAAGGCTTCAAGCATCCAGGCGTTAAGGCTAAGGCATGGGGCAAGAGCAAACACTACGACGGCACGTTCATAGGCACTGGTAGAGGCGGGAACCTCAGAGTGTTTAAGAGAACAAGCGGCGCAAGCCTACCACTACAAGCTGTCTATGGCCCATCACCACGATTAACCTTTGACTCATCTAAGATCGAAGGAGTGATGAAGCGCACAGTAGCAGAACGATTCCGTATAGAACTAAGCGCAGCCATTAACAATCAGATCAGGCGGCAGAAGTAGTGAGGCTCTGCATAGATTGTGATGAGATCAAGGCTGATAGCTGTTACCCGACATACATAACGCGCGGGCGCATCACATTACGTACTCGGTGCGAGCCATGCTTTAGGGCGTACAACGCCAAACGAAGTAGAGAGCGGCACCAAAGAAAGAAAACAGATCCGGTATACCTAGCCAAGTACAAGAGCGTTAGACGGGCAGAAGCAAAGGCGAGGTCAGAGAGGGAAGGCCGCACTTATCGCCCAATGGGAACTACTCCAAGCTATAAGCTCGGGCTACTAAAGAGCAATGCAGCAGACGCGTTTAACTATTGGGTAACTAAACGCCTGACAGCAAAACAAGCAGAGCAATATTTCGATAGGCTTGGTCATCAATGGGAGAACCCTCGGCTTAATAGCGATGAGCGCGTGCAACTCTTGATGTCTGCCAAGGTAGCGGCTACTGGACTGAAAGAAACAGAAGACTACGCGACAATTAAACTATCTGGCCGTTATGCGGTAGGCGACTGCCAGTACGCCCTAGTAGATCGAGACATGCTAGTTAAGATAAGCGGCATTAAGTGGAAGGCGAGGCCAAATGGCTCATTGAATAACATCTATGCGGTCCATGATGATGGAAGCGGTAAGACACTTAGGATGCACAGGCTAGTGCTTGGAGTGGGAGGGGCATCGCATGAGCCGAGAGATGTAGACCATATCAACGGCAATCCTCTGGATAATAGGAGATGTAACTTGAGGTTGGTCAGTCGCTCGGAAAACGTTTTGAATAGGTCTGATGTATACACTCACACATATAATGGGTCCCCACTGGCCGTTGGGTAAGGGTACGCAGCAGCGCAGCCTTTCGCTATTTATGACAATCCTGTATGTCAAGTTGTGATGTAACGCTAACGCCCACAGGGATTTTGTGTATCAACTATGAAGGAAAAGATAGCAAGGCCGCCAATTCATTGGATTAACCGCAAAACAATGGCTGCATCTTTAGGCATATCAGGATCAGCTTTTGATAAGTGGAATGTACAACCTATCGGCAAAGCTGGCAGGGAATCATTTTTCACGGTGCAGGATGTTTTGCAGAACAGGCTAGATAACAAAACTGCACGACTAGCAGCGAAGAACGCCTCACTAGATGACCCAGACGGAGAAGGGCTTATAAATCCGGCTCTCGAAAAGGCTTTATTCGACCGCGAGAAAAGAATAGGTCAGGAACTAAGCAACGATAAACAGAAAGGGAATTTGTTTCCGTTGAGTGCAGCGGGTTTTGTTTTCGCCAGGGTAGGAACTGAGATGGCGGCTGTATTGGAATCACTGCCTTCAAAAATCAAAAGGGTAATGCCAAAGATGACGGCTACTCACTTGAATGAGGTTAAAAAAGAAATTGCCAAAGCAAGAAATTCCTGCGCCGATATCCCAGACAGGCTTGATGAATTCCTTGATGAGTATTACGCCCCGTCAGAGAAGTAATTTAAAGGAAGCGGTTTCTCAGGCGGTAAACGAAACACTAAGAACAGCAGAACCGATGACGGTTGTTGAATGGGCGGATGAGAATTTTTATCTATCTGCCGAGTCTGCTTATGTCGAGGGCGATTGGGTCACAATGCCTTATCAGGTCGCTCCCCTTAATTCGATGGGTAACGATGACATAAGAGTTGTAAATCTGGTTAAGTCTGCGCGAGTCGGCTACACCAAAATGATTCTAGCTTTCATTGCCTATTCGATTGAACACAAGAAGCGCAACGGCATGGTTTGGCAGCCTACCGATGACGCCAGAGATGATTTTACAAAACAGCATGTCGATCCAATGATTCGAGATGTTAAGAGTTTGAGAAAGCTATTCTCTCACATTGATAAAAAGAGCAAATACAACACGCTCGACTACAAGTTATTTAAGAACAGCAGACAGTTATTTTTGAAAGGCGGGAAGTCTGCCAAGAACTACCGCGAAAAGTCTGTTGATTACGGCATCTATGACGAGCTGGCCAGCTTCGACGCAGACATTGAGCGAGAGGGTGACGCGGTAACGCTAGGCGATGTCCGTATGTCCGGTTCGCCTTTCCCCAAATCTATCAGGGGATCTACACCTAAAGAGGCTGGAACCTGCCAGATAACTAAAGCCGCATCTGATGCAGACGAGCATTTTAGAAGGCATTTTCCATGCCCTCATTGCGGTGAGAAACAGCTTCTAAGGTGGGGCGGCCCAAAAGCCAGCTTTGGCATCAAGTACGACGACGACAATCCGGACAGTGCCGCGTATTTGTGCGAACACTGCGCCACGCTGATCGACAATGACGCAATGCCCGCAATGGATAAAGAGGCGGTCTGGATATCTGATTCAGGTATGACGACCATCGACGGGATTACTTATTACGGTGTTGACGGTAAACAATGCCCCGCGCCGGAGTCGGTTACATATTATATGTGGGCTGCTTTTTGCGCTCCAGGCGGCAAGAACTGGCGACAGATAGTCTCGGATTTTATCAAGGCAAAGAAAGACCCTATCAAATTAAAAGCATGGGTAAACACTACACTTGGCGAAGTTTGGGAAGAAGAATCAGATAAGACAGACCCTCACCATTTATATATGAGAAGGGAACACTATCCAAACGGGAAAGTACCGCAGGCTTGTGGCTTGCTTCTGTTCGGCGGTGATACTCAGGACGACCGAATAGAGGTTAGCATTTGGGGTTTTGGGATAGACCGAGAGTCGTGGCTGATTGAACACGAGATATTTTATGGCGATCCTGGACGCGCGGAGCTTTGGAATCAGGTAGAGCAGTATTTAACTCTCAGCAGTTGGGAACATGAATCAGGCGCGACGATGCGCGTTAAGGGTGGCGGGCTTGATACTGGCGGCCACTTCACCAGCATGGCTTATAAGTTTTGCCGAAAGAACATGAATAAAAGTTTTCTAGCGTTGAAAGGATCTAACCAACTAGACGCACCATTAACCAGCAGGCCGACCCGATCAAATTCTGAACGGGTACGGCTTTTTTCTATCGGTACCAAAGAAGCTAAAGATTTAATCTACGGCTGTTTGAAGATTGAGGAACCTGGCGCGGGATACGTTCATTTTCCTGTATCGGCAGAGCAAGAAAGCTACTCCGCTGATGAGGAATATTTTGAGCAGCTAACGGGCGAGAAGAAAGTTACAGAGTATAGATCAGGCCGTCCTATAAAACGGTATAAAGCATTTAGGCCACGAGTTGAGGCGCTAGATTGTTATGTATACGCGCTGGCGGCTTATGAGATTTTAAAATTCAACGTTAAAGCCATGCTCAAAGAACTAACGCCTTCGGCAGATGGCAGCCTACCACCAAAAAAATCAGCGCGGAAAAAGAACGCTATCCCGCGAGAAAGTGGTGGATGGATGAGCCGTTATAAATAATTAAGGAGCGACAATGCCAGCAACAATAAATTTGGCTTCTGTGCAAGCAGAGCTACAGGTATGGCTTAACGCTAGAACTAAGGCTGCCTCGGGCCAATCTGTTTCCATCAATGGCCGAAGCCTTACAACACAGGATTTGAAAGAAATATCATCCATGATTGCGAGCCTAAGTCGTCAAGAGTCGGATCTATTGATTCAACAATCAACGGGAGTTAATCGAAAAAGGCTCGGCTCACTGGCGCGGTTTAACTAGATGGCCTCTTATTCAAAATTGCTAGCGATGGTTTCACCTGCCTATGCTATGCGGCGCATTCAGGCTCTGCGCGTGACGGCTGCGTACGAGAGTGCCAAGACTAGCAGGACGCACAAGATAAAGCGCGAATCACGCGGGCCTAATGATTCGCACTCAGAGTCGGCGGTATCGTTGAGGCAGCAGGGGCGGCACTTAGAGCAAAACAACGACATTGCAAAGGGCGCGTTAGATATTCTGGTTAACCGCACTGTTGGAATGGGCATCATTCCGGAGTTTATGGTTGAGAAAGAAAATGGCGACTTGTACGACGAGGTTAACGAGCATCTATCAGAACTTTATGAGGACTGGTGCAGACGTTCCGAGGTTACTTGGCGCGATGATGAAACGGCTTCTCAGCGTTTGGCGGCTAGAACATTTTTCCGCGATGGAGAGGTATTCGGTCAACATTTACTAGGCACAACACGCGGGTTAATTCACGGGTCAGACGTTCCCTACAGTTACGAGCTGATCGAGCCTGACATGTTGCCGATCCACTATCACAACGAATCCAAGCGCATAGTTTCGTCTGTTGAAATGAACGGATGGGGTCGGCCTGTTCGGTATCACGTATTGAAGACCCAGCCCGAAAGCATCGCCCAGTTAAGTAGAATGATGCCGTCTTCGGATGACACGCGGCCAATCTCTGCTAGTCGAATGAGCCATATCAGCGTTAGGAATAGAATCAGGCAGGTTCGGGGTGTTTCTATTTTCGCGGTGGTTCTTAAACGGCTATCTGATATAGACGAGATTGACGAGACAGAGCGCGTTGCTGCGCGGATTGCGGCGGCGATGGCTTTGGTTATCACTAAAGGCGACCCTACGTTATACCAGCCTAGTGACAGCGACGACGAGAACGACGGCCAGCGCGAGATTGATATAAGCCCTGGCATGATCATTGATGACCTGCTACCAGGTGAGGATATTAAATCATTCGCGTCTAATCGCCCCAACAATCAGTTAATTCCTTTTAAGGAGTCGCAATTTAAATCAGCGGCGGCTGGTTTGGGTGTTGGTGCTAGTTCGTTGGGCAAGAATTACAACGGCAATTATTCAAGCCAAAGGCAGGAACTTGTCGAGCAGCACGATCATTACGGCGTGATGTGGAAATATATTGTTGAGCGGTTCGAGCGCGACAAAGTGGAGAACTTTATCAAAGCCGCAACCATGATGCGCGGCGGTGTTGTTATGCCGTCTGACGCAAAACCCCGCTCGCTGTACCGGATACATTTTAGCCGTCCCGCGATGCCTTGGATTCAGCCATTACAAGAAGCGAAGGCGTGGCAGACACTTACAGAGAACAAGTTTGAAAGCACTAGCGGAATCATTCGCGCTCGTGGTGCTAACCCGCGTCAAGTACGAAAACAGATAGAACGAGAAGAGCGCGCAAAACAGCAAGAGGTATTAAAGACAGATGAAAATGAAAATAGTTAATAAGTCTAAGAGTCGAGAAATAAAAGGCGGCTGGTTTTCAATGGTCGCCACCAAGCCGAATGAAGACGGCGCATTCAGCCATGTAGCCTTACATATCTTTGGCGAGATTGGTTGGGACGTTACCGCTCAAGAATTCGTCACTCAATTAGAAGCCCTCGGCGACGTTGATACTATTGAGGTCGAGATCGGGTCAGTGGGCGGCAATGTCTTTGAAGGGCTTGCAATCTATAACGCGCTTATCACGCACAAGGCTAAGGTGTCTATGTTGGTCACTTCCTTGGCTGCGTCTATGGCCTCAGTGATCGTTCAAGCAGCAGCAACGGGCGAGTTGAGAATGATGGGGTCATCTATGCAAATGATTCACAATCCAGCTACGGGAGTTTGGGGCGACCAACACGAACACGAAAAAGCAGCCGAGGCTTTGGGCAAAATTCGAGAGGCTTTGGTTGGTGCTTATATGCGCCGGTTCAATGGTTCAGAAGATGAGCTTATCGCTATGCTCGATTCTGAAACGTGGCTCACAGCAGCAGACTGTATAGCTAACGGTTTGGCTGATGAAGTTGTTGATGTTGAGATGGATATCGCGGCTTGCATAACCTCAGACTCGATTACTAGCGTTTACGCAAACGCCCCTAAAGAATTTCTCGCTTTGATTGAAGGCGCACAGCCCGAAGATGAGAGCGAAAATACTGCCAGTACTCTGGCGAGAATGCTACTGGTTCAAGAAACCATAGCGAATCACAAACAGTCGGCAGCAGTCGATGATAATTCACAGGATAACAACATGAATCCAGAAGAAATAGCGGCGGCTGCTAAAGTCGAGAGACAAGCAGAGGCTACACGGCAGGGCGATATTCGCGCAGCCTTCAAGACTCACAATACAGACGGGAACTTAGATGATATCTTGGATTCCTGCTTGGTTGATGTAGATTGCAGCATTGCAGATGCTAACGCCAAGATCCTAGCGGAACTCGGCAAGAATCATGCCCCTGCTGGCGGTCGC